CAGTAATCTCTGAGGATTTTCCCATGGGTAATTCTTAGGTTCGTCTGTAAGTGACTGACCAGGAATAGGAGCTTTTAGTAGTTCCATAATAAAATACCTTACTTAGTGAAACCTGCGCCAAAGTAGAGACCTACGATAGCTGATACGATGTGTGTGTCTAGGGGTGTGATTACAAAGCCACGGGCTGCCTGCCATTTAACTGTACCGTCGCCACCGAAGACCCAGTTAAACAAACCGCCATGTACCTCAGTGTAGCCTACAATAACGCTAACCTCAGGATACCATACAGCAACTAGCTTTGGCAAGACTATAATAGCAAAGATTGCAGACAGTGCTATGAGCCTACGTGTCCATGCGAAGTGCTTGTCTGTCTTGCCAGCGTTACGTGCTTCCGTTACACCGCCAAGAAGTATTCGCTGTTGCTCTGCTTTATTCTTAGCGTTCTGTCCTATCATAGACATAACTCCACCTAGCACAGTGGAGAAGAGCATTGTGATGAGTTCTAGAGGAAGACCAAACATTATTTAGACATTAAGCCAAGAGGACGTGACTTAGGGCGTGGCGAAACAACTACACCATCTCTATTAGTAACCCAGCGCTTACCGTCATAAGTAGTTTCACTATCAGCATTACCGAATGTGTGTCTACCAATCTTCTTAGTACCTCTCTGACGCCCCTTCATATCGTCTAACCATTCAGGTTGACTTACAGACTCATTTAAGTAGTGTGTAGCACCGCCTGTAGGATCTTCATACTTACCAGCAAGAATAGACATAGCCGCTTTGTAAGAATCCTTACTAGGCTTTATTTTCATCATGTCTTGGCCTTGTTCACCCTTAGCGCCGCCTGTGTACGAGTTCCAAGGAGAGAACTGCCCTTCTTTAAGAATGACGCCTTTTATGCCTTCTCCATAACTACCTGCAGCAGCCCTATTAGCAATAGTAGCACCTACAGCGATCTTACCTTTGTAAGGCTCTCCTCTGGTTTCTGCTTCTATTGTACGAGCTAGGATCTCCACATCAGACATTTCATCAGGGCTTTCATAAACCCTGTACTCTGGTACTTTCCCATCTGGGAGCTGCACCCCGCCAGCATCAGTGTTAGTGCTACTACGATAAGCCTCACCGCCACCCTCCTTTAATGATTCTGTGATACCTAAACTATCACGATAAATAGCGTTTTCCTTAGCCGACTGTTCAGCTAACTCTTCCATGGATACATCTTTATCTGTAGGAGCATCCATAGTTTTACCTACAAGATCCTGTATGGAAGCCATAGCATCTCTTGCAGTATCTTTCAAGGCTTCACTTACCTTGCTTTGCGTTCTAGCCATTACACCCTGACGCTCAGCACTCTTAGAGGAAATGCTTTCTGGTGTAGGTGCATCGTATGTACTACGGATTGCTTCTACTATACTTTTATCTAATACATTCATCTTATTATAACCACTTCCCTAGTACAGCATCAAATGCAATAGCAGATAGTTTACCTTTACCAATGCTATCCTGTAACTTACCTTGTTCATCTGCAGTAAGCTTAGCGATAGCAATGTTAGCAGCACGGTCAGCAGAACTCTCAGAGGCAGCGAATGCAAAGCTCATAAGGTCACGCTCACGTTGCCATATCTGATCCATGTTAGATGCAGTCAGAGCATTCATAGTCTTAGCGAAGTCAGAGTTACTCTGGTTCTGTGCAGCTGTGTTTAGTGTAGACAGGTTCTGCCGCCACTGAGCATTAGACTGTGCTATCACAAGACCATTCTGTGCATTAAACAAGTCACGCTGTTGTTGTATCTCAGAGTTAAACTCACGTAGAGCATTAACACTATTCACGTTAAACTGATCCATAGCGTTCTGCTGGGAAGCGTTAAACTGTGATGTCTGACTACGAAGGTTAGCAAAGTACTGATCTGTCTGGTTCTGACTAGAAGCGTTAAACTGTTTACCTGCATTCTCTGCAGCCTGATCTGTGAACAAAGCTTGAATGTTCTGCTGTGACTTAAACATAGCAGTCTGTTGCTCATTAGCTAAGTTAGTCATGTCCATCTGCATAAAGCTCTGAGCGTTCTGTACAGCAGCCTGTTGACGGTTGTTAAGGTTCTGCGTATCAAGTTGTGATAGTGCAGCAGCCTCAGCCATAACCATAGCCTGACGGTTATTGAGATTACTCAAGTTCATGGTGTTAGCTGCACGAGAGTTCTCCAAAGCAATACTCTGCTCTGCAGTGAAGTTCATGTTAGCAATATCACCAATACGTGCTGAGTTTTGTACACGTGCTTGGAAGTCTTGGTCAAATTCCATGCCAAGGAAAGTAGCACGTTGTTGTGCAGCAAGCATAGCACGTTGCTGACGGTTAGACAGGTTCTGTCCTTCAAACTGAGCCTGTACCTGTGCATCCATCTGAGCGATAGGCAGTGCAGCTTCCATTGTAGCTTGAATAACAGCCTGACCAGCCATGCTAGACGCACCTAAGCCACGAGCAGAGAGTGTAGCCATAGCTGTACGCATAGAGCCTGCAGCCCATGCAGGTGTTTCTCCACCCTCGAACTGTTGCATAAGACCTTCTAGCTGACCTGCTACAGTAGCCTGCTTAGAAGGTGTAGCAGTAGCGGCTTGGATCTGCTCATTGAAGAGTGCAGCTTTCTCTGCATCAGCTACACCAGAGATAATCTCACCTGCTTGGATCTCACGTGCAGCTGGGGCATCAACCATAGTAGCAGCACCCTGAGCAGCCTGCATACCTGTTACAGCAGAGGTTTGCTGTTGTGCAGCTGTTACCTGAGCTTCTGGTGCTACTTGACCCTGTGCTGCAGTTAAGTCAGCAGTCTCAGCCTGTACTTGCTGGTAGGCAGGAGTAAAGTCTACAGTCTGTGCTACAGGTGTGTCTTGTTGGTTAGCTTGTTGTACAGTTTGTACTGTAGCAGCCTCAGCAAAAGGGGCAATAGGGGTGGCCTGTCCAGCGTCTACAGGTACAAAGTCAGCTGCCTGTGGTTGAATGTAAGCAACAGGCGCTTGTTGTGGCTGCATGGTTTGGCTAACTGCACCCTGCATCATTTGATCTAGCTGCTCTTGAGTTAGACCACCCTCATCAAAGCCTTTACGGATATAACCACCCTTAGCCACAGCCACTCCAATATCTCTAAACTTTGCGGTCATGTTAGGGTTGGCCTTAGCAAAAGAATCAAGGGACGCATTAGTTTTAGGTCCACTATAACCATTCATACTAGCAATACGGAACTTAGCTTCAAGCATAGGGTCTTGAGGTTGTCCACCTGCAGCGTAACCACGTACAGAACCACCGTCATTGTAACCCTGCTTAAGAGTAAAGTTAGGGGGTACATACGTTAGAGGATTACCAGAAGCATCTACTGTTATCATCATCTGTTGACCCGTAGTCTTATTTTCGTAGGTACGCATACCGCCAAAACCCTGTTGAGATTGAGATGTTAGGTTAGCCATAGTTGTACCTGTGTAGTCGGGTCTAACTTGCACTGTTTTGGGAACAGCAGATAGCCCTGCAGTCTGCAAAGGTGTAGCCATAGTTCCAGTCACAGGAGCCTGAGGGTAAACACCTGTACCTTCTACGCCTGTAGGTACAGGTTGACCTGTTGTAGTAGTAGGCAACGGCGTGTAAGGTGTTTGTGTTATGGGCTGCGCTGCTGCAGGTGTTGAAGGCGTTACAGGTACTGCTGCAGCTGCTTGAGGTGCTTCTTGGTAGACCGCTTCTGGAACTGCTACATTAGTAGTGCCGGGAGTCATTACTTCTGGAGCTACAATAGTTTGTTCTACTACACCCAGAACACCGTCTGTTTGTTCTTCTGTGCTACGAGCTTGTACACGTTTAGATACAGCAGGTACATATGTATCGTTGAAAATGTCAGACGCATCATCAAAGAAAGGCTTTATAGATTGTACAATATCAGGAGTAAAAGACTTCTGTATAGAGTTCAGCCCTAAAAGACCCGTGCTATAAGCATCAATTTGGTTTTGAATGCTCTGCTTTTCTTGAGGTGTAGTAGCTGACACTAACTGCGTTTTTAAGGAGTCTATTTGATTATTAGAGTAGGCTATCGCTTTTGCTGCTTCCGCTTGTACCCCAGAAAAGTCATTTATGCCGTAGTACATAGAGTCATTCATAGCTTTTTCAAAGTTACTAGGGACTCCTGTTAGAACTGTACCGTTACCTCCTACATAGAATAAACTACCATTTACGTTCTGTATAGAGATACCACCATACAGCTGAGCCTTAGCTTCACTAGCGGCAGCAATAAGACGTTTGTTGTCGTACTCGCCTGTAGTAGGATCAATAGCTTTACTTAGGATCTTATTCCAGTCACGTGTGTCCTCTGTTAGACCCGTATTAGTCATGCCACTGGTACTATTTGTGTACTTTGACCATTCACTACTACTCATAGTACTATACAGCTGCTCAAGAGGGACACCTGCTTGTAGCTCTGTAAGCTCTCGTGAATTAGGCCTACGAGGTTTACCATTCTTGACTGACGTTACATAGCTGCTCAGATAATCATCATCGACCCACTTAGGGATTTCTATACCATCTACTACACGGCCTTCTTTTTGACCTACATATTGAGAGTATTCAGAGCTAACACTAAGCTTAGGGGGGATAGAAGGGCCAGCAGCAGCAGACTTAGCACGAGCAGCAGCATTAGCAACTTCAGACTCCGCTGCAAGTCTATCAGATGCTCCAGACTCTTGTGTTACGTTGATGTTACCAACATTGGTGTATGACTTATTAATATTAGACTGTGCCCTAGCTATAGTGGCTGCAGGATCACTACCTGCGGTTGTAGATTGTCTTGCTCCACCTGGGTGTATGGTTATAACTTGGTTAGATGCTTCATCATAAATGATATTTGCAGTTTGTCCTTTATAATCAATCGCCATATTATTCTACCCTTACTTACCTAAGTTCATCCATACTGCACCCGCTATAAAGGTGAGCATAGAGACTGTTATTACTTTTGTTACTGTATTCCAGATGGACTTACGAGTGTCACGCCATGCCTCTAATAGACTACGCATCTCAGTAATATCTTTCTGTGCGGAGTCATCAAGCAGGCCAATAGAAGCTAATGCCTGTTTAGCACCCTTACGGGCTGCACGGTCAAGCATAGCTTCAAGTTCTTCATTTGTGATTGTTGTTTGACCCATGCTCTTTAGTACCTATAATTATTGAGTAAAGGATGTTTGAGTTATAACAGCTGATAGCCTGTTTGTCAAGACTTACCACTTATTTTGTTTAACACCTAAGAAGTACATACCTATTATTAAAGCACCAGCACCTGCTAGTAGTACTGCGATGCCTACAGCCCAGTTAATGCAGTTATCTATAAACTCTTGCTTCTTATAGACTAGCTCACGCTGTTCTTTACGTTGCTTAGCTTCTATACGTACTATTTCGTCCCAAGCACTAGGGCCATACGTCCAAGAGATGTGTGCCTTAAGCTCTTCTCGCATCTCTTTAAGCTTTTGTTTTTGCGACCATATCTCCAGTGCGTTAGACTGGTTGTCACTAAACATCTTGTACATAGGAGGGTTCTTAGCTTTGTCCTCTAAGAAGTCTAGGTCGCTAACAGCCTTAGACCACTGTGACACTGCGCCAGTCATAGCACTTATCTCTCGACCTACAGATACAGCTTTCTTGATACCATTGTAAGCTGTAGTAGCAGCCGCCATAGCTGTAAAAGGATCAATCATCTTACTCAGTCATGTCCCTATGATCTCTGTTGATGTAACGCAGTTCACTTTCCATAACGGCTATACGTTGCTTGAGCTTATTAATCTCATTGATAGCTAAGGTCATAGAAGCAAGCTCATCCCATAGCTCTTCTATGTCACTCCATACATACTGTATCTCTACGCCATTACCTTCAACATCACGCTTAAGGTTAATGTTATCCTCAATAGCCATACGTGAGCCTAGCTGACTAACAGTTTCCTCTAAGCTTGCAATGGTAGCAGCCTGCTGAGACACCCACCATACACCACCTGCAAGCTGGACAGCCATAGCTGCAACAAGGGCAATAGGAAGTTTAATGTTTTCCATAGTTTTACTAGCCTCTACTTAAACGGTGTACACTGTGTGGGTTGGCGTGGTAGTAGATGTAATACCTGCATCGCTTCCTGTAAGATTAATAAACTCTGAGGATATATCTGTCTTAGTTAATTCTGTAGGTGTGCTGATAGTGACGTTTGTTAAGTAAGAATCTAGGTTATGATCCGTTAAGTCTGAGATAGTAAAGGACCCATACGTACCGTTAAAGCTACCATCATCAGGTAATTTTGCAACATGAAAGCCATCCGAACCTGTTACATAAATAAAGCCATCTCTTTTATCTATACCTGATAGGCCAAAGTACGAAGGCGTTGATGAGTGTTCAATCAACTTTTTATATTGGACTACTCCAGCACTATTAAGTTTTATTAAAAAAGCTCTGTATGAACTACTAAGGCCATCCGTTCCACACACATATATATCTCCAGTAGAGTTATCTACATAAGAACCATAGGTGAGTGTTTCTCCACTAGGGATAGCGGAAGTATAACCTAAATGCTTAGCCCAAGTAATACCTGTTGTTAAGTTTGAAACACTGCTTTTCACTATAGAAATAGTGCCATCATTGTGAGAGTTAAAAATATAAATATTGTCACTAGAGTCTATTCTTAAATCTTGAAAGTCTGTTCTAGTAGTGTAACCGATATCGTAATCGAACTGAACTCTTTCTGTATTTGCACCTGTACTATTACTAAATTGGTAAAGGTCTTGTCCGTATACCAAGTATATGTTATCGCTTGAATCTAATTCTACATTAGTAGGCGTGTTGGCTACAGACAAGTTATAATGGTAGTCAAAAGACCCGTGTTTTACTAATCTTATAAAAGAGGATCCGTTAAAGGTTGTTTCATAACTACCTGTTTGAATAATATTATTAGAACTGTCTATAGCTAAATCAGAACAAGGGCTATTTCTTTGTATGTCTCTAGGTAAAATAATTTGAGATAAGTCTACATCATCTACACTTGTTATAGATTCATACTTATGGTAACCTCCATGATTATAAGGAAGACTAACGTTTGCTGCTCGATAAATATTACCGTTAGAATCTAGCTGCAAGTCTCCTGGAAAACCATAGTTATAAGGGTAGCCAGCGAGATTATCTTTGCCTATCGTTCTAATTGTTTTTACTACTTGTCCTGTTATAGAATTGAATTGTTGCATGTAGGATGCTTGGTAGTTATTAGAACTTGTATCCGTATCAGTAGCTGTTCCACTTACTAAAATGGTATCTGCGTTATACGAAAGAACGGTTGAGGCATCAAGATAGGCACCTACCTCGTCTGTTGTAGTATCTCCTTCAACTACCCAACCGCTTTCTTTACCTGATATAGATACTAATTGCCAAATTTGCATTACAGTTTAACCTTATGAGAAATTTTTACCTGCCAAGAAACCGTACCAAGTAGTTCCACCGTCATGGGAGAAGAACGCCACAATATCAACTTGGTTTGCTCCAATTGAAATAGCAGGGGTAAGACCATTTGCCCACTTAACAGAGGCTGGAAATGTTACACCAAATTCTGAAGCACTGGCATCCTGAATGATCTTAAGAGTGAAACCATACGCCGTACCTGTAGACGGAGGATTAGTGAACGAGAACGTGGTAGCTTCACTTAAGGTTATAGAGAAGACGTTAGCTGTCTCACAGTCTATAGTTGCTGTACCTGTAGAGGATGTAATAGAGCTAAACTCTTCGTTAAGCGAAGTAGCTTTGAGCTCTCCTGAAATAGTTACATCGCCAGTAATACCAACGTCACCCGTGTGTACTTCATCTACTTTAGTGTCTAGAGAATTCTGCAGCCCATCTACATTAGAAATAATGTGAGAGTGGCTATCATCAGTTACACTTGCAGTGATGGTAATGTTAGTACTACCATCAAATGAAGCCAAGCCTGTTACATCACCATCTAGTATAATATCACGTGGATTAGATAAAGTAGCTGCAGACGTAGCTGTAGTGGCGCTTGTTGCTGTAGTAGCAGACGTAGCGTTACCTAATAGGTCACCAGAAAACGCTGTAGTAGCTGTAATGGTTGAACCAGAAATTAACCCAGGGGTAGTGCCTCCGATAGTAACGTTATCAATAGTACCGTTACTAATAGCTACTGTAGCTAGGTTAGCTGTACCGTTAATATACAGATCATTCCACTCTTTAGTAGTGCTACCTAAGTCATAGATACCTGTTGTAGCTGGGATAAAGTTTGTGTTTACTCCAGCATTAACACTTACTGTATCGGCATTGTCGCTACCTATTACAGTATTACCGTTTGCTGTAAGGGTGCTTGTAATATCAACAGTACCTCCTACTTCTAAGTTACCATCTATAGCAGCATTACCTGTGGTGTCCATTGCGGTAAAGTTACCTACACCACGGGTAGTAACACCAATATCAACACCGTCAATAGTACCTCCACTAATAGTAGCTGAATCTGCTGATAATGAATCTACATTAGCTACACCTGTTATGTATAGATCATTCCACTCTGATCCTGTAGCACCTAAGTCATAAACACCATCGTTTGAAGGGATTAAGCTAGAAGCTACATCAGCGTTTACAGTTACGGTATCTGCTGATGTATCACCTAAAGTAGTGTTACCATTTACTGCAAGGTCTCCTGTGAGCGTAGTGTTTGTAGATACAGATAAAGTCCCTGTGATAGATGTATTACCTGCAGACAAAACACCTGCAGCTGTAATAGACGAAACAGAAAGATCTCCTGATAGATAAGCATCTTTGTACTTCAGACCAGAAGACCCAAGGTCTATAGTGTTTGTTGCTTTAGGACGTAGCACACTAGATGTAGCTACAATGTCCTGCGCTGGGCCGAGAACTTCTATAGGCGCACCTTCAGAGGATGTACCATCATGGGTGTGCCCTGTAGAACTACTAAAGGCGCTTTCAACAGCGTTCAGTTCTGCGTCTATATCGTCAGCGTCAATAACATTACCATTAGCTATGTTATTAGCTGTATCTGCTCTTGTGTAACCAATACCCATATTAAAGCCTATCGCCTTTCATTAGTAGAAAATTCTAGTACGGCAGTATCCAACGTAAAAGAGGCGTTAGTACTATTATCCTCTATTCGTAAAGCTACTGTAGTTCCAGAACCGATTGTGTTGTTAAAAAAAGTCTGATCTCCAGGTGTTTTGTACAGAGCTGTTCCAAATACAGAACCTGCATCTCCATAAACAAAACCTCCTCCACTACCTGATAGAGTTATAGGTTGCGGCTGAATGGTATTAGGTTCGTTTCTATCTAACTTAATGCTTACATCACAAGTAAAAGAACCTTCAGGTTTAATGTATGTGTCAAGCTTATAAAAAGTCTTACGTATTTGAGGGTCAGATATAGGCATATATGCAGATTCATAAATAGCTTCTATGCTATTGTTATCCCTCGTACTACCTACTTCTTGTTTGTACACATAACCGTCATCGTTAGCAAAGTATATAAGCTCTACGTCACCTACTAAGATTGAATCAGCTACGTGTACTTTAAACCCTTTTAGAGTCGCCCACTGAAAACCCTCACCACCTTGGTCAATAAACTTTGTTGCTATCAGTCCTTTAGATACACTATCTCTTATATTATTAGAATAAACAAATAGTCTGTACTGACCTTTGTTACGAATTACATAACTGTGTACACTTACCGTACCTTTTAAAAGCTCATCAAGTGTATTCTTGATTGGTTTAGAGGCTACGTCAAGGCCAAAGTCACCTATACGTTCAGTAGAGCTCAAAGTTCTTAAACCGTCAGGTGCTAAGAACATAACATCACCACCAACTTCCCTGATACTGTCCGTTTCTAAGCAACCTAAAGCACTTGTTAGAGAACTCAAAGAGAAGTCTGCACTACTTGAACCTGTTAATTTTAGTATTCTGTCTGTGCAAAAGATGATTAAGTTGTCACGATATACAGCCAGTCCTGTAATAGTAGATGCTACATTTATAACACCCGCACCGTCAGCAGGATTAAAATTAGTATCATCATAAGGTGCAGTGAATACAAGCTCTGTACCTACAGCAAAAAATAGAGTGCTTTTGTATAGTAATGCTACTGATGCACCTGCTACACTAGACTCTCCAGTACCTGAACCTGTTAAGAAAGTTAGTGAGCCTGAATCGTAGTACGCTGGGTAGTTTAGGCCATCTGTAAATACAATCTTTTCTGTACCAGTAAAATTATAAACTTCTTTTCGTGTCTTAATAAAAGACGTATTAGAAGCGGTGGCTAGAGATGCCCATACAGGTGTACCTGAAGATGAATCTGCTTCATAGTACGTACCGTTTCTAACGGCTATAACTTTAGAAGAATCTACTACAGCGACACCCTGTACTGTGCCGCTACCTGTTACTTCAGTATTAATAAGTTTTTCATACCCCAGTACTTTCTTATACCCGCCTGATAAAGAGGGTTCAAAGTTCTGTAGGATAGCGCCTGATCCAATAGAAGTCATACCATGTTGTAGAGGACTGAGATTGGATATTAAACCACCCTTGAATTGAATAGGAAATGTTTGCCACATTGTTGCCATGATTAAAAGCCTACCGACCCACCAAAAAGAGAGCCCCTTTGTATAACTGTAGAGGATACATAATCATAAGAGTTAATAAACAAAGTACGCATATGCTTAATACCTTCTTTGAACTTAGCCTCAGTAATAGATGCAGCCTGATTGTCACCTCTGAATTGGTAGCAATAATACATAGCACCATCTATAATAACATGTCTAAATTCTGAAGGACTAGAAGGTACATCGTCATACAAAGAAAGGTCTAGTGTGTTTCTGTAGTATTCGTATACTAATTCATATTCCTTATCGGGGCTTGGAACTACAATGTATTCTTGGTTAGGTGCTTTTACTATGTAGCGAGGTATACCCCGAATACTAGTGTCTGTGTTATACTCATGATCTACCCAATTCTTTAAGTAATCGCTGTAGTTTAAGTTTGTAAGCTTAGTAGTACTAACACTTAAATTTGTATCTTTCTTAATTCTAAAGCTATTAACATCAATAGTCTTAGCTTCCGTAGGGTAGCCATACCGTACAGTACCTGCAGTCAGTAAATCCTCTTCTTCTACGTGATTCCAAGGCCAGCCAAACTCTTCATGATTAATGTGCCTGATTGAAGCATTGACTGCATCTTTAATAGAACTGTAAAAACCTGTAGCAGTAGAAAAGTTAGAACTTGTAAGTTCTACTTCGTTCAACCTGCGGTTAACTTCATTAACTAAACCTAAATAATTATAAGTCATTATTTTTCCCTTATACGTAAGCGAACAGTTCTTTCTACCACTAACCCACCACTCGTGGTGACATTACACGTAAAAGTATACAGTTTGTTATTCGTTCCTGAAGCTATAAAAGCAGTGGTAACAGTGTCTGTGTTTGTATTAGATACTAATTGAATACCATTAACAAGAGGGCCAGAAGGTACTAATTCTGTCTTTACGCCGTCAGCGTCATTAACAAACCAAGTAACACTACTAAGCGTTTCCCCACTAAGAAAGCGGGACCAGTCAATGCTGTAATCTAAAGTTTCGTCAGCATCTTTGTTAGGCCATTTTAATGACATTATAATATCCTTTAAGCAGCTTGTGCGTATACGACTCTATTAGACGGGCTATCTTGTACGAATACAGTCCTAGACCTATCCGCTTCTACATACGCTATTCTGTTTGATGGGTAGTCTATTAGGTACACTGTTCTATCTCTCGTGTAAGATTCCGCTAAAGCAGTATAGTTAAACTGTACTGCATCTATAAGTAAAGATCCTAACGGTATGCTGAGAGAATCAATACTTACAGCTAGTATATTATTGCATTTAATATCTATAGCAGCAAGAGAAGATTCAGCAAAAACATTTAAGTCTTCTATAGAAGCATCAGCAAAAACATTTAAATCTTCTAGTGATGTTGTTAAGTCTAGTGTCTGGACTACTACAGTAGCCTGTGCATCAATAGCTACATCATCGTCAGTAGTTGTAGGATCATCCGTGACACATTCAGCAGAAACACTATCTAAAACAACAGTAGCCTGTGCGTCCACCTCTACATTAGAAAGAGTAGAAACAGAAGAGATACTGCTTATAGATAAGTTTGCTTCTGATATAACAACTACATCATCTATAGTATTTGTTAGTTCTATAGAGGCAGGCACAACATTAGCAGTTGCACTTATCGTAACGGTATCTAGTGTTGTAGCACTTTCAGTAGACGTTAGTGTGAGATTAGAATTCGCCTTTACTTCTACACTAGGTGTAGGGATAGAAGAGGTAAGGCTTGATAATTCTAAGTTAGCTAGTGCTACGACTACAGGTACTTCAACAGAACTTGTGATAACTAAAGACGGTACAGCTACCGAAACAGAGCTAGCTCCTTGGTCAGAAAAAGCTGCACCTGAAAAGGGTGAAACACTAAACATTAGATCAATCGTCCTCGCTTATACTGCTATGGGGTTATTATGACACATTTATAACACAACTCATCATTATGTTGTAGTTTCCATAGTCTGCTGAAGCAGTAACTAACCTGTCAGTATTGGCATCGTTTTGGATTTCGTAGTACATTCTAACTTTGGTAGCATTCTCTCCAATTTCAAGTTCACTGCCATCCCAATTAGACCCGCTTATTACCGGATATGCAGTACTATATGATGAGTACAAGGCAAGCAAGAGATTTGGCGCATCATAAGATGTAGTGTTTAATGTTTGTTGACTTGGTAATGCCGAGGTCTGACCGCTATTGTTTATCGAAGAAACATTTACAGTTGTAACTGGTACCCCTGATCTGAAGACCAACATAAGCGCAGCGTCATAGTTATTTGGGGTTCTAGTAAAGGTCGTTGTTAAATCTGCAGACGTTAATACCTTATACTGAAACATCGCATCAAATGTACTATTAACACGGCGTATTTCAGTAAATCCAGAATACACAACCGGTGCACCGCCCACAGCAGTAATTGAGTATGCTATGGCAAGATCGCCAGCCTGCGCCCCAGATGGAACTTGTATTTGCATGTCTACCAGAGAGAAACTTGCACCAACATATGTAAATCCCGGCGTAGCCGGTGGAGCGGGTCTGTTTAAATCGTTACTACCCAAGCCCATCGTCATTGCTATATTACTCATGATAATAATTCACCTGCAAGCTTGGCGTAATACGTTGTGCCGCTATCCGTTGTTAAGAACACATACAAATTAGTTGTGCCACTTGCGGGTACATCTGGGGCTGAACCTCCGTGCCATTTTACCGATGAAGGCCATGTTATAGTGTACGTAGACGCTCCAGTGACCTCCAATACAAAGCTAGCCGCAAAACCTGACGGAGGTGGGTTGCTAAATGTAAAAGTAGTGTTAGCTGATAAAGTCTTAGTGAAGTAGCTACCGGAAGATATATCTATATTTGTAGCTGCCAAGGCACCACCTGATTGCAGATACCTCTTGGCGATCAATCCATTCTTTATTTTAAAGGGTTTATTGTTAGCCATGTTTCACTTTCTACTCAGCTAAGGCCCTGTATTTACAGTAACAAAGTAGTTCGTACCGCCAAAATCATTTGCAACAATTGTGTAGGTGTATTTCTCACTGGGGCTGGGGCTTGGAAGTGATAGACCGTTACTAAATCTTACTGATGAGGGCCAGTAAACTTTATACTCGGAGGAAGACGAATTAGTAACCTCTACTTGAAATGTTTGCACATCGCTTAGGTTACTAAATAAAAAGGCTACGTCTGATGATAACGTTTGAGTAAAGTAATTACCTGTGGATGTATCAAGGTTTATGCCTGCTCCAGTCGATGCTGTGGAGTATTGAAATGCAGAATAGACGCTGTTGACGGAATTACTACCAATAGCAACCAGTTTAGTGCCATCGTTGTTGAAGTCAAACCCTGATAATAGCACGTTATGAGTATGCTCAGCGCCTAGATTAAAACTTATGCTATCATAACTAGCTGTGCTAATATCATAAGCTGTAGAAAGAGAGTATTGGTAGATTGTTTCGCTGGAACCACCCACAAACATCTTAGTACCATCGGCATTAAAGACCATCTCTTTGGCGCCGCTTTCCTCATTAACAACACTAAAGCTGACATTATCGTAACTACCTGTGCCAACATCATAAGCTGTAGAAAGAGAGTATTGGTATATGGTGTTGTTATAATCGCCAACAGCATAAATTTTAGTGCCATCATTGTTAAATGCTATTCCAGTTGGAAAACTGTCTTGTCCACCAATGTACAGGGAGGAGTTGTTAATATAACTTGCCGTGCTTACATTCCAAGCCGTAGAAAGAGAGTACTGACGTACCTCATCTCCGCCAGTATCAACTACATACATCTTAGTGCCATTGGGGTTAAAAAGGACACCGTTTGGCGAAGCAGCCATGAAGTTTGAGGTGGAACCAAAGCTAAGATTACTGTAGGAAGCAGTGCTAAGATCATAAGCTGTAGAAAGAGAGTATTGATATACACGATCTTGCCCGTTCATTAGTACGTACATCTTAGTGCCGCTATCACCAAACTGGATACTAAGCGGAACTGTACCCTGCACTGCAAAACTAACAGTATCGTAAGAACCGTTTTCTATTGAATACCCACCCGTAACTACGGTGCCTGCAGAAGAAGAATTACCAATAGTAGCCTTCATGCTACCACCTACTTCAACAAGGTTATTGACTATAAAGTCCTTGTCGTTAGCCACTAAGCCGCTCCATCTATTATGTGAGAAGCTTGATACGATGTGCCGCCGTCACGGGTACTGAATGTTAGTACATCTGCTTCGTTAGTTGCAGGGGTATCAGGAGCGGAGCCGCCCATAAATTCAATAGAAGAGTCATAGCTGACGGAATAATTCCCAGATGACTTCAACAGCACCGTAGCCTGACTAACGGTCCCACTATCAGCAGGGTTAGTAAAAAATAATTCAGAGTCAGCTGTTAAAGTAACATCAAATACTGCACCTGTAGAGAGGTCTAGAGTCACATTCTTTGTATTTGGGACTGTGCTGTATTGATATAGTCTATCATTGCTATTATTCAATACGTACACCTTACTCAAGTTATTATTGAAGGCTATGCTGAAGGGTAAAGAAGCCTGGCTATTTACAGAAAAATTCAGGTTGTCATAACTAGCTGTGCTAATATCATAAGCTGTTGAAAGAGAGTACTGATATAAGCTGTTGGAGCCATCATCAGCAGTATACATTTTAGTACCATCGTTATTAAAGGCAAAACTGTAAAGTCTACTATTCTGAGAAGAAAAAAGCACACTAACGTTGTCATAACTAGCTGTGCTAATATCATAAGCTGTTGAAAGAGAATACTGATGTATAGTATCTTGCGTAGTACAAACAATATACATCTTAGTGCCATCCGGCTTGAAAAGCAAGTCCGTTGGTCTGCGCACGTCTGCAATAGTTGTAGTGTCAAAGCTGACATTATCATAAGAAGCTGTGTTTACAGTCCAAGCTGTTGAAAGAGAGTATTGAAATACAGACTTGGTATTAAGGTCGCCAATAATATACATCTTAGTGCCGTTGTTGTTGAAACGTACAGCAAAAGGGTTCGTCTCCTGACTACTTACACTAAAAAAATCAGAGGAATTATAAGAAACTGCGCTAATATCATAAGCTGTTGAAAGAGTATGTTCATATACTCTGTCGTTGTTCGACCCAATTATATACAGCTTAGTGCCATCATCATTGAATTCAAAGCCTGTACAAAAACCATCTCTAGCTCCAGCGAAAAACTGCACGTTATCATAGGACCATGTAGAAATACTTTGAGGTGCGGTTGGATCAGCAATCGTAACTGTACCTAATTTCTCTTGATAAACAGTAGGCTTAATGCCATTCTTTACTTTGAAGTCTTTGTTATTTGACATGGTTCACCCTCCCCTTGTCAAGTATCTTATGCTAAGATGACAGCTTTCGCCGTATAGTTAGTCGAGTTAGATGATGCAGCAGTAGCTAACAATCTTACATTACCACCACTAATGTCCACATCAAATGTAGCAATAGTGTTAGCTGTGTTAACTGTGCCATACTCTGTAGCTACTGCTGTAGTGTTATCATGTGTTACAAGTAGCTTAGATATAGTACGTTCTGTTGTAACTGTATTTGTTGCAAGAACAGTGATCTCCAAACCTAGTGAAGAAGAAGCTGTATATGTAGCAATGGATGCCTGAGAAGTACTTGTAGTTGTAGCAGTTTGTTCGTCGCCACCAGCACTAGCTACTGCTGTATCAACATAGTTTTTGTTTGCTGCGTCAGTTCCAGATGAAACTGTATCAATGCCTTGGATGCGGCCTGTGCCACCCAGAGTTAGAACGCCGTCCAATGTCGTATTGCCACGGATGTAGTTTACGCCAGTGTTGAGGTGATTAAAGTGTGTAGCGCTTGAAGGGTTTTCAATGCGCAACTCGTTATCAATAGTCAGCTTGCCTGTCATAGTATCATTGGCATCACTACGCAAGAAGCTGCTTGCCTGTACGCCATCAACGGTATCAGCATCTAGGCCAGAGCCAGAGCCATCGTTGCCACTATCCCAAATGGTGTATGCGTTTTCCCGAAGGAGACTGCCCGAATTGGGTATTTTTAGCTTCCAATTGTTGTTTGTTGGATTTAGAAAACCTTGACCGGTGGTATCCGCATACATCATCAATCGTTGAACGCTATTGCTGGTAAGCCCACCTATATGAACCTCACTGGCACTGCCATTGTTCTTAACGGTCAAGCCCCTCCAACTTGAGTTTGTCTCGTGGTAAAGCTGTGCCTCACCTATAGTAATGCCAGATGAATTAGAAAATGTAATTGCACCTGTAGCCGTATCGGTGGCATTACTACGCAAGAAGCTGCCACTATCAATACCATCCAACAAGTTACTGTCAGCCGCCTTGCCAGATGTAGACAGCTTACCGTCCAACGCAGTCTGCAATCCATCTACGTTTGAGATAACATGGTTGTGGCTATCATCTGCAACCGTGACTGACAATGTGGCATTGCCAAGATTAGTAAAAGTAGCAGAACCTGACGCATCGCCTGAAAGCGTCAACGTGGGATCAGACGTAGCAGTGGTACTGATGCTGATATTGCCTGAACCATCAAATGACACAGAGCCTGTCACAGCACCTGTAAGACTAATGTCTCGTGCTGTCTCTAATGCAGATGCAGTAGAAGCATTACCACTAAGAGCAGCAGTAATAGTACCAGCAGCAAAGTCACCTGATGCATCACGTGCTACAACTTTGGATGCTGTGTTAAGAGATGTAGCATCTACGTTTAGTGTACGGTTAGATGATAAGTCTCCACCACCTGTTAAGTAATTACCTGACGTAATAGTTGTAGTGTTGTCTACTTTAGCATCTAGTGCAGTCTGTAGACCATCTACATTAGAGATAATGTGTGCGTGTGAATCATCCTGTACAGCAGCAGTAATGTTAATGTTAGCAGAACCATCAAAGGTTGCACTACCAGTTACATCACCGGAGAGTTGTACAGTACGAGCAGTAGCAAGTTTAGTAGCTGTACCTGCATTGCCTGTGACGTTGCCTGTGACATTGCCTGTTACGTTACCTATAATAGCCGCTGTGACTTGGTTAAACGTAACATTGTCTGTAGTACCCACATCCTGCCCAATAGAGAACGTAGTGCCTGTAAGAGTAATACCTGTACCAGCAGAATAAACAGCAGTCTCAGCAATAACAGTAAATGTAATAGCTGTAGTACCAAACGTAATAGTACCTGCAGTATTCATCACATACAGTTCACCAGCGCCTGTAGCACCTTCCTTAACGAAGTAGGCATCACCTTTACCCATAGCGTTAGGGTCAGATGCACCGTAGCTGTCAGCGTCTGTAGAACGAGTAAGTACCCAGTTAGTGCTACCACTACCTACAGTAGTAACTGTGTAGATACCGTTTTGAGTGGCATCTGTTTGTTGATACACAAGTACACGATCACCGGAGCTAAGAGCTACACCATCAATAGTAATAGCTTCCTGTGTACCAGCATTAGTAAGGGTAGCTCCTACACCATTTGTACCATTGTTATACGTAACAGTAAGATTAAGAGGAGCCTCAACACGTACAGGCGTGTGGTAGTGAATACCTGCAGCAGCAATAGTATCTACGTACTCTTTTGTTGCGGCTCCTAGTGCAGTAGTGGGATCACTATTCAGGATAAGCGCACCAGTCATAGTACCGCCAGAGCGCATTAATGCACCAGCAGCAGCTACGTTAATAGCGTCTGTTACATCAGCGTTCTGCTCTACTGTGTCTAGCTTTGCACCATCAGTTGCAACATCACGTCCATCAACAGTACCTGAAACTGTAATGTTAGCGAAGTCTACATCTTCACCTGCAAGTGCAGCATGTGCAGCAGGATATGTCATAAAGACATCTTTATCACCAGCAGAAAAGTTAACAGCGGATGTACCGTTAGACCCTGCTAGTACGGTAGTACGAGATAGTGTATTACCTGTGTTCCAAGTACCTACGCCTACCTCCCACTCATCGACTCCTGATTCTTGTGTTATGAAAGCATAGTAAGTTGTGTCACCGTTTGTCATATAAGAACTAAACGTTTCAAAGGTACTTGCGGCACCACCTAAAGAAATATCACCAGTACCAGAAGTAGTGGTGGTTTCTTTTATGCGATCTTTAAGAATAAAAGCCATTTATTTACCTACTAGCTGATACGAATGATTGAAGAGCTCACACCTGAAGTAGGGAAATCAATTGTAAAATTACCGTTGGTGGAGGTTTTAGTACCTCCAAAATCAATAACTGCAATAGCACGGTTAGCTTTAGATGCGTTATAGATAATACAACCATCTGCGGAAATAGTAGCTGTTGCAATTACTTCATCGTCAATGTCTACTAAGGCTGTCTCAGAGGAAGACGTAATAGTAACGTTATCCAGTGTAACACCACCTGCAGCATAACCAGTACCTGTAGCTTCGTCTGTATTACCTGTTACATCAGAGTAATTGGTAGTAGTAGCATCATAAGTACCTGTAGGAGTATCTTTAATGAGAGCAAGTTTTATAGTATCCGTGTCCAGATCATGAATAGCACCTAGAATCTCTGTTTTAAAACTTGTACACATCTTAGTTGTGATAGCCATGTTTAAATCCTTTAGAATGGCGCTGAAGGGCCAGCCTCGTAAGAGACCAGCCCGACAGACTAAGTGATTTAGGCAGCGTTGTAACGTGCTGTGAGGAGTGCCTCTGGGCGCAGAATCTTGCGACCATAGAGGTGCATACCACGCACGATGTCAGCAAAGCTGTCTGGGTCACGGTAGTTCTCAACTTTGTTGATCTGCTCAGCAGAAGCAACAGCATCGTCCTGACCAGCTACGATAACACCGTAGTTAGTGGACTGTGCAGTTGTACCAGAAGTACCAGCACCTGTACCAGCAGCAGGAAGAGCGTTGGACACATAAACACGGAAGCCGTGAATGTTGTTCAACACCAGACCGTTTTGCAGACCTGAACCACCGAAGTCACCATTCAACATACGTGAATCTTCGTCTTTCAGCATCTCTACGAATACGGGGTCAAGCACCACCCAA